TTAAAGAAGTATGGAACTTTAAAAAACGTTATCACACTTCCATAGGTAAGATTGTACGTAGGTTATTTGCAGACAAGTACTCAGATAGAGAGGTTACTGCATTTGCAGAAGCATATGCCTCTTTGATTACTGTCTCCAATCCTTTTTATGAGTTTCAAATTATTGAAGGAGAAGATATTAAAGATGCTTACCACGAGAATAACTACTATCAACATTCAGGTACCTTAGGTAACTCTTGTATGCGCTACCACAATTGTAGGAATTATTTCCAAATCTACACTAAGTACCCAGAGAAAGTAAAGATGGCTGTACTTAAAAGATCAGGTAAGATTGCTGCTCGTTGTATTATGTGGAACATCGAAGGTAAGTTTATGTTTGACCGTATCTATTTTACGAATGACGAGACTCATAACTTGCTTAAGAACACACTAATAGGAGCTGGTTATGAAACTTTATATCAAGTAAGTGGGAACTACTCTCTAAATATCGACTTAACAGGTATTCAAATGTTTCCTTATGTAGACACTCTTTGTAACTACGACCCTCATAGAATGCTTCTAACAAACCAACATCTTAGAGATGAGTATTGGCAGTTTAGATCTACAGGAGGTTGCTTTAGTCGTTACAACGCAAATTCAATGGTAGAATGTCATAATTGTGGTGAGGAAATTGACGAAGATGATGCAACTCATCTTACCGCAGGTGAATACGAAGGTCAAGAAGCTTGCACTAATTGTTACATCTACTGTGAACCAGATAATTCTTACATTTCAACAGAAGACGACTCAATAGAAACCTATAACGGAGAAACTGTTCTTACATCTAGATCTCTTAGGTTAAGTAATGGAGAATATGCTTACCAGAATGACGATCAGCTCAGACAATATGAAAATGGTTTCGGATATTTTATCCTAGACGAAGAGTTTTACTTTACTGACGGATTCCGCTTCTATCACAATAGCGATCCAAACATCCCTGAAGATGCTTATGACTCTCAGGAAGCTGACAGAAGAAGAGAAGAAGAACTTCAAAGAGCAATAAGAGAAACTATTGCTAGAAGAGAAGCACAAGCACTTGCTCAAGCAGAAACTGGTTATACACTAATTACAAGTAATTCTGGAACAACTAGTACTCTTTCTTTTAATCATGTTCCATCTATAACTTATCTTAATTCTAATAGTTTAGGTATAAACATGCATGGATCTTCAGCATCTTCATCACTAGTACAGATTAACGAGACAATAGAAGAAGTGAGAGAAGTAGAAACAGAAGATGAACAACAATTCCTTATTTAAAAAACAAACTAAAACAAAACAAAAATGACAAAATCTTATGTTAGCAGTTACGTTAACCGACTAGAAAGTATAGACCACACTATTAAAGGAGATTTCCCCGTAGATTTTGATCTATTGTTTGATATCATGTATCAACAAAGCCCTACTTATCAACCAGAAATGGAAAGACTAAAGAAAGATTGGCTTATAGAATTGATTTCTAAGATAGAAGGTGTAACAGTAGTAGAAAAGGGAGGGAATATTTATTGCACTAAAGGAGAAGCTGAATTCTACCCTACTATCGTAGGTCATTATGACACAGCTCAAGATTACCATGTAGGTATGCGTATCTTTAAAACAGATAAGTGGATTTTTGGCTTTGATGATGCAACAGGTGAACAATGTGGCTTAGGTCTCGATGATTCAGTAGGTGTATGCTTTGCTATCCAAATGCTTAAGATGATGCCTGTATGTAAGGTTTTCTTGCCTTATGGCGAGGAACGAGGAATTGTAGGTACTAACTGCTGTGACATGTCTTTCTTTGACAACTCACTAGTAGTTACTCAGCTGGATCGTAGGTCTTACACTAATGACTTTATTAAGTTTACTAATGGAGTTCAAACTTTCAATCCTGATCATTATGAACTAATCGAGCCTTTGATGGAGAAGTATGGTTACACTGTAAACTCAGGTACAGCAACTGATGTCGGTGGTCTACGTAAAAGAGGACTTAAAGTTTCTTCTCACAATCTTTCTTGTGGTTATTTCAACGAGCATGGAGATAGTGAGGTAGCAAGTGTAGCACTTCTTACTAATGCTTTTAGTTTTGCTTATGAAATGCTTACAATGCTAGCTGAGAGAAACCTTCCTCTTACATTTCCTACATACTCTAGGTCAGAACTTCCCTACGGAGGATCTAAAGTTAAATCTACATCTACTCCTCTTGGTTATGGTGGTCGTCAAATTCATATGTTTGATGCTGACGATGACGATGATGATGGTCATTGGTATTATGATGCAGTGGTTGGAGACTGGGTAAAACCTAAACCTAAAATTATAGATCCTTTTGAGCCGTCAGCTTCTACTGGATCTAAAGTAGGTAAACAATCTACTTATTGGAGCAGAGAAATGCCTTCTGAAATGATAGATGAAGCAGAACTAGAAAAAGACAAAGAGTATGAAACGTACAATGAGTGGATTATGGAATGCTACCCTGAGTACACAGATCCAAAAATCAGAGAGGAACTTAAGTCTTATTCTGTTTTCTTCCCTACAGTTAAAGAAATAAGTCAAGATTTACTTGATGAAATGATTATGGATGACATCTGCCCTCATTGTTACGATGAAAGTGGCTTAGTAATTACTAATGATCTTTTACTACACACTTGTTGTCATGCTTGTGAAAGTGTATTTAATGTAGTTGCGGAAGACCAAGATTACGTAGAATCTAAGATTCAAGAGTGTGTGGAAAGAAAAATTGATTTCCAAGAAATAGCAGACATGTAAATGACAGAAATAGAACACTATGGAGATAGCCTGGAGTCACATCCAGGCTTTCTTTTTATGAAAAAAATGTGGTTGGAAGACCAAATTGACTTGGAAAAAGAGGAAGATTCGCTTATCTTTGTAGACCCGCCTAAGATTAATTCAAAAGAAATATTTGCAGGTGTAAACTTTAATTTAATAAAAGAAACAGATGAAAAAGACATTCTACGAAGTACTATGGGCACTAGCCAAACAGGAGAAGATGATCGACAGATGGATTTACGAAGAGAAACTTCTGTTTAATGGAACAACTTATAGTTGGACTCCTAAAGCACTACAAGATCTTGATGTAACTGAGTCTGTTGGTGAGTTATCTGCTCTTGAGAAATTAAAGACTACACACATAAACACTGCTCCTAACAGAGACTTAAGTATTCCTCCTACATGGTTAGCTGACTTTATTTCTAAGTTCAGTGCTAAGAATCTAGGAGTATCAGGTAAAACAACTGATAAGTCTAGCGTAGTTAAAAGATTGATTAAGTTTTTATCTGAGTATGATTACACTCTCGAAGAGATCTCACAAGCCACCGATCTGTATATTAGTACGCTTAAGCAGCAAGGAAGTATTAAATTCATCAGAGAATGTGGTTATTTTATCTTCAAGAAAGTAGACGGAGTAGATCAAAGCGATTTAGCTAAGTGGTGTGAAGAACTCAAAAATGGTACAGGACCTGCTTACAATAGTCACCAAATCCTCTAATTATGAACTTTGAAAAGTTAATAAGTCAGATTGAGGGTAACAAGATTATTAAAGAGACAGGTGGCTTAACAGCTATCCCTCCTCCATTTCCTCGTTTATCAGAACATTATGGAGGATTTACTAAAGGTTCTATTACTTGTTTAACTGCTGCTTCAGGTGTAGGTAAGTCAAAGTTTGCTAAATACATGACTATCCTTAACATCATGAAGAAGACACAGAACACAAACATAGTTCCTAAGATCTTCTATTTTGCCTTAGAGGAAAGTGCTACAGACTTTTGGCTATCATTCCTATCTATGTATATGTATGAGAAACACCGTATTACAATCAGTGTATCTCAACTTAAATCAGTAGGTAATTATACTTTAAGTAGCGAACTATTAGAAAAGGTAAAGCAAGGAGAGAAGTTCATTAACACACTAGAAAGATCAGTAGAGGTAGTTGACTATATCAGAAATCCCACAGGTATGGCTAAGTACGTAAAAGCGTACTTCGAAAATCCTGAGATAGGAGAATACACCTACAAAGAAATAGAAGAAGGTAAGCGTATAATAACAGGTTATACTTATAAGTCAGATGACTTGTGGGTGTTCTTTGTATTAGATCATATTAGTCTTTTATCTAATGAGCTAGCTCCTGACACTAAGATGAAGTTATCGTCTTATCAAACGTTTGACTTTATGATTAAGGATTATGTTCTTGACATATTCTCTAAGCGTTTTAAGATGGTTAATGTAATCGTCCACCAACAAACACCAGCTTCAGAAAAGCAAACCTACACCTACAAAGGTCAACTTATGGAAGAGAAGCTAGAACCCTCAATGGAGGAACTTCACATCAATAAGGGTGTACACCAAGACTACGAAGTAGTAATAGGTTTGTTTAGTCCTGCTAGATACAACATAGCTACTCATAATGGCTATGATGTATCATTACTCGGTAATCACTACAGATCTCTTAAATTCCTAAAAGATAGATACTTTGGCTTAGAAAACTCAAGCATCGGTCTATACTTTAATGGAGCTAACGGAGAATTTGAAGAGTTACCTAGACCACAAGAGATGAATAGCCCTACAGCTAATCACTATGAGAATTTTTTAAGAAAAGCAAAATAATAAAAATGATCGAAGAAGAAAAGAACCCCTATTTAGTACAACTCATACGGAAGATGTGTGAAGTAATCAACGTAGATTACAACACTATAGACTTCAAAGAAGATGAATGGTATGATAAACATACCTGGACAGAGCAACAAGAAAATGAATACATTGTATGGATGTCAGAAGAACTTTTTAACAACGAAGCTATGAGAGAAGAACTGTTAGAAGACCCTGAGAAAAGTATTATGAATTGTTTCAGAGCAGCAGTACACTTTGTAGCCAACTTTGGTTGGGATACATTAGGTGATATTGTAGACAACATAGAAGAAAACAAAGTAAAATAAAACAATATGTCATCAAAACTAATCGCTATCGTAGGTCCCTCAGGTACGGGTAAATCTACCTCTATCAGGACTCTAGACCCAAAAGAAACCTTTATTATTAACGTAGCAAGGAAAGAATTGCCTTTCAAAGGAGCTGAGAAACTCTACAACCTAGAATCTAAGAATTACATGGAAGTAGACGACATCAACCAAATCACTACTTTATTACAACAGATTAGCGAGAAAGCATCACACATCAAAAACATCGTAATGGATGATGCTATCTACTCTATGTCGTTCCTTATGATGAAGAAAGCTAACGAAGTAGGCTTTGGTAAGTTTGTTAACTTGGCTAAAGACGTAACTAACATGCTTACTACTGCTCGTAAGCTTCGTAATGACCTTAAAGTATTCTACATCACTCACAGCGAAACAATTGAGGATGATGGACATATCGTAGGTCAGAAGATTAAGACTATCGGTAAAGCGTTAGACAACCAGATTGTTCTCGAAGGATTGTTTACAATCGCACTTTATACTCACGTAGGTGAAGATAAAGACGAGAATGCAACTTATCATTTTGTGACTAACCGTTTCCGCAACTATCCTGCTAAGAGCCCAATGGATATGTTCTCAGAAACTTTAATCCCTAATGATCTTAATTTAGTATGTCAGTCTATTGACTCTTATTACACAGAAGAAGTAACCAAAACAAAATAAAACAACAAAACAAAACAAAAATTATTATGAAATTTGACGAATTAGAAACCAGAGAGCCTTCATCAGGCAAAAAGATGTACACAGGATTTGCTCCTATTCAAATTGTAGCTGTTAACCCTAACAGTAAAGCACTTGCTGCTTTGTTAGGTATTGACGAAGACAAAGTAAAAGAGCCTAACTATGACGGTGAAAACGGAATGCGTTTAGACTTTTGGTATGTAAACCATCCTGATTTTAAAACAGACTTACGTGGTAAGTTTTCTTTGTGGGTAAACAATGATACTCGTACCTCTCAAGCAGGTAAGAAACAATTCATTGACAACTTTACTAGAACTTCTTGGGCTGAGAACTTGGCTGCTTTGAGTGAAGCACAAGCATCTTTGGATCCTTCTCGTAGAATGGACCTTAAGAGTGTTCGTGAAGCTAAAGGTGGTGAAGAAACTGTATACTCTTTATTGAAGGCTTATGGTAATATCTCTCCTAAAGAGAAGCCATTTGTATTGGATTCTTGGAATTCTATTGCAAAAGGTAAAGGTAATGAGTTGGTAGATTTCTTTGCACACTTTAACAAAGCCAACATGGGTGTTAAAGTTCTCTTAGGAATCAAAGACGACAAATACCAAGATGTATGTACTAAAGTATTTGTAAACGTAAACAGTAAAATCACTGATTACGTAGCTAAGCAAGTTACTGGTGAGTATGGATTTAAGAGTTTTTACGGAAACTTTGACTTCAAAGAGTTCACAGAAAACAATGCACCTGCTGCTAACGAAGTAGAAAGTCCTTTTGCTAGTGATATGATGTCATGGGAAAAAAGCGATGTAGCTACTGCTCCTGTTAGTGAT